GCGCGCGCGCGAACGGCGGGACGCAGTGCTCGCCGGTGATCGCGTGCGCGCCCGCGTTCACGCCCAAGCCGGGCCCCATAATCACGGGCTGCGGCACCCACGTCGACACGTCGATCAAGCTCGGCGTCGACGCGGGGCTCTGTACCGGCACCGACGGCATCATCGTCGACGCCGACGACATCACGATCGACCTGAACGGCCATCTTTACCACGGCGATCGCACCGCAGGGACGTTGGGCATCAACGTCGGCAGTCACCGACACGTGACGATCAAGAACGGGATCGTTCAGGGCTTCGGAACCGGCATCTTCGGCGACGACGGATCGGACGGATTGAAGATCGTCAACGTCGAGGTGCGCGACAGCGTCGCGACCGGTATCGACGTCCTCGGGGGCGGAGCCGTGATCGACAAGACGGTCGATGACATGCAGGCCCAGGCACAACAGGCTGCACAACAGCCGCCACCACCGGATCCGGCACAGCAGGCTCAACAGATGGAACAGGCCAAGGTGCAGACACAATTGCAGGGCAAGGCGGCGCTCGATGCGGCCGATGCCAAGGCGCGCGATGCCAAGGCGGCGCAGGAGCTCCAGCACAATCAGGCCAAGCACGAGCAGGAGCTCGCGCTCACGGCGCAGAAGCATCAGCAGGCCCTGCGCGAACGCCGCAACGAGTCGATTCTCAGCCTCAAGAGCAAGGCCAATGGCACGGGCGGGCAGTTGCCGCCCGAGATTCCTGACGATCCGATGGCTACGCTGCCCGATCCTGTGGCTGAGATCAGCCAGGCCTTCCAGGCCGCGATGCAGCAGATCGCGCAGATCATGGCGCAGAACAGCCAGCAGATCGTGCAGATGCTGACGCAGAGCAATCAGCAGCTGGCGCAGTTGATTACGGCGCCGAAGAGCATTACGACGCCGGATGGACGGACGTATACGGCGCAGCCGCAGGTGATGCAGCAGCAGCCAGCGCCGCCGATGGCATCGCCGCAGATGCCGCCGCAAGCGCCGCCGCAGATGGTGCAGTGATGCCGATTTCCGTCACGCATACGTTTGTGTCGCCGGTCACCGATGCCGGGGATCCGAATGAGGTGGGGCCGAATGAGTGGAATGCGGCGCACACGGTGACGGGGGCGGTGGCGGCATCGGCTGAGAGCTATAACCGGATTGTTAATCCAGCGATGCAGCATAGCCAGGAATTGGGGATCAGCGGAACGGCGACAGCAGGCGCCCATATCGTTGATCAATGGCAGGCATTTGTGAGCGGTATAAGTTTTGCTGCGGCGAAGTCAACCGCGTATACGACGCATCAGATACAAATGCAGGTCACGACCGGGAAGGCGTTGGCGGCTGGCGATTATGTTGGGTTTACGCAGCCCATTGAAGGCGTGCGGCTTTGGGATTTCAATTATGGATTATCATCGGCGCTCGCATCCGTCCTCCGCTTTGAGGCCTATTGCGGTATTGCCGGCACTTTCGGCGCTTCGTTCAGGAATGGAAACGGCACCAGATCTTTGGTTCTACCCTTCACAGTCTCGACGCCTAATGTGTGGACAACCTTCACTGTCAGCATTCCCGGCGACACGACGGGGACATGGCCTGTAGATAACACTAAAGGCGCTGAACTTGCCTTTGTCTTTGCCGCCGGGACGACCTTCACGACTTCCGGCACTGGCTGGCAGGCGGGTAATTTCATAGCACCAACTGGCATCACGAACGGCGCGGCGACGACCAATAACATTTTCTATATCAGAAATGTCGGGCTCTACCTTGATCCGCAGAATACCGGCGTGGCTCCCGCATGGCAGATGCCGGACTATGGCCAGGAACTGCTGGCGTGCCAGCGGTATTGGCGGACGATCTATGTTTCTCTGGCGGCGTATGGTGCGGCAAGCGGCGACGTACAGGATACTCAGCCATTGTCGCCATGGATGCGAACGACACCGGCGGCTGCCATCCAAACCGCCGGAACCACTACAAATGTTGCTGCGGCGAACACTTTTCCAGGCCCGGACAGGTTTATGCTGCAAATCCAACCGACAGCGGTCGGTAATATGGGTCTGTTTAACCGTGTATACGCTGTGAACGCGAGGATGTGATGGGGACGATCACGCACACTTTCGTCTCGCCGGTTGTCGATGCCGGGGATCCCAACAAAGTTGGGCCTGACGAGTGGAATGCGACACATACGATTACCGGGACGTTTCCGCCTGATGTGACGGCGCAGAGTTACAACAGGATTGTCAATGGGGCGATGCAGCATAGCCAGGAGAACGGCAATACGGCGGGAACAGTAGGCACCTATTTCGGCGCCGACCAATGGTTGACGAACAAGACGCACTCGGCGGGCACCATGACGACGCAGCGGGTGCAGTCTGTTACGCCGAATGGCAGCACAGATCGTTACCGCGTGACCGTTACTTCACCGGACACGTCATTGGCAGCGGGTGAATATCTTATCCTTGACCACTATATAGAAGGTACTCGCGTAGCAGATTTTCGCTATGGCTCGGCATCGGCCAGACAGGCGGTGCTGCGGTTCGGTCTCAAGGCCCCGGCGGGTACTTATTCTGTCGCCATTCGAAACAATGCTGTTGACCGCTCCTATGTCGCGCTTTTCACCGTCAGCGTCGCCAACACGGACACCGAATACACGCTCGTCATCCCCGGCGACACGACCGGAACGTGGCTGACCGACACTGGTCTCGGCCTGCGGCTCACTTTCACTTTCGCCTGCGGCTCGACCTTTCAAGGCACGACTGGCTGGCAAGCAGGGAATATATTGGGCACATCCGCCGTCACCAATGGCATGGGCACGACGAGCAACGTGTTTGAACTCTACGACGTTGCCCTGTATCTTGACCCGCAGAACAGCGGCGTGGCGCCGCGCTGGCAGATGCCGGACTATGCCAATGAATTTATGGCGTGCAGCCGCTACTGGACGAAAACTGAGCTAACTTGGGGAGGAAACACCACAACTGGTGTTAATTACTGGAGCGCCAATCATGCGCATCGTGCATCATTGCGTACAGCTCCAGCTGTTTCTTCTGTCAGCACGGGCGTCAGCGGCTTTCCGGCTACTCCCGGCACAGTAAATGTTAATACTCAATACTGTAACGAAAGCCGGACGGCCAATGCGACTACGAGCGGCGGCGTGTTTGGCTCAACTGTTACCTGCAATGCGAGGATGTGATGGGGACGATCACACACACTTTCGTCTCAGTGAGAGGATGTGACCCTGTAATGTTTCCCTCTGCAGCTTATGCTACAGAAAAATTTGCGGGTCAGATCACGCGTGATCTTCAGCGGTATCAACTTTCCGCACTCTCGACATGGCCGAGTTACATAGGCTTTTTGCAATCGTTTTCGCCGATTTCTGGCTTGTTCAGATTTGGGTATCCAAGTGCAATTTTCAGGCGAGTAAGGTCCGTCATTGTCAATACGCTCAATTGTCAAATTGTCCCGATAGCCATTGGCCAAGGCCCATTCGCGAAAGGGGACGAAATTGGTCATCCACTCGACACAGACGACGATCCCGCGTCCGCCATAGTTGTGAAACCATTTTTCGTTAGGATTTGTGCAGCGATCCTTGATCCCGCACCAAATTGTATAGAGGCGGGTATTGCGTCCGCCGTGGCGAGTGTGTGCTATCCTTTTGGGCATCGCGAGCCTCCTGCAAAGGTTCGTTGTCAAGTGACGGGTCGGTGTTTCCAGCACTGGCCCGTTGCGCATTATATCAGAGGAACCATCTAATGGCACCCTATGTAACCGCGCGCTTTGCGCCACCCGACACCAGCGGCATGTTTCCGCCTGCCGAACCCGGCAAGCGCCGCATTATTGCAACAGATGACCAAGGCGTCGAGTGGCATCTGACCGAGGACAGCCTCGTCGGCGACTGGCTGCGCTACACAGAAGCCGGTGGCACCGTTCTGGAAACCAAGGAGACAGAATAAATGGCTCTGGCAACCCGCATCACCAATGCCGCGGCAATCGCGGCGTGCAACGCCGTCACCGCGCTCATCGGTTCCGGCGCCAAATTGCGCATCTATAGCGGCACCCAGCCGGTCAATGCCGACACCGGACTGTCGGGCAATACGCTCCTGGCCGAACTGGCGCTCTCCGCTACGCCATTCGGCGCCGCCGTCGATAATACCGACAAGGCGACAGCCACAGCCAATGCGGTCACGGCGGATTCGAGCGCCGATGCGGCGGGCACGGCGACATGGTTTCGCGTCGTGACCAGCGGCGGGACGACGATCTGGGACGGCAGTGTCGGCACGACCGGCGCCGATATGAACCTGAATTCGGTGAGCATCACGCTCGGCGCCAACGTCTCGATTTCGGGCTGGACGTTCACGATGCCTGAGTTCTAAACCGCCATGGCGATTTCCGCTGTCACAATCCACGTCAACAGCGGCGCCGCAGCGACTAGTTTTACTTCAGCGAGCTTCACGCCGACTGCCAACGCGATCCACATCGCGTTCATGAATGCGAGGACCGGCGCGGCGGCAATCCCGACGATCACCGACAGCGCCGGGAATACCTGGACCCTGGTGTCGGGCACGAATTTGAGCGTTGGGGCGGGCAATCTCAAATGCTCGCTGTATTACTGGGTCGCAGGCGCCTCACCGGCCGCCATGACGGCGACGGTGACGAGTTCGGGCGCCATTGCCTGCTCGCTGATGATCGTCGCCTATACCGGGGCGGCGACCGATACCGCGAATATCAACGTCAACCAGAATACCGCGGGCGATCCGGCACCGACCAATGCCGCCATGGCGGCGACGAGCACCGGCCTCGCATTTAATTCGCAAAACGCAGGCGCGGCGCCGACCGCGACACCATCGGCGCAAGGCTATTCATCGATCATCAACTCGGCGCCTGCCACCAATCTGCGGCATACGCTGTTCACCGACTCGGCCAGCCCGGCCAATGCGGTAAGCTGGACCTCGACCGGCACCGACAGCGTCGGGATCTTGTGGGAGCTCAAGGAGGCGAGCACCGGATTCACCGGCACGGCGGCGCAGACCCTCATTCCGGTGGCACAGGCGGCTTCCGGCACGGTCACCGACAGTTTTACCGGCACAATAGCCCAGGCGGCGACTCGCACCGCCCAGGCGGCGTCCGGTAGCTTTATCGGGCGGGGAGCTTTCGAAGCGGCGGCCTTCGAAGTAGCAGCCTTCCAGGTTACGGAACCGATATCGGCGTTCCAATCCGGCGCCTTCCAGGTCCACCCGGCCTTCCAGACGGCCCCAGCGGCTCCTGGCGCGATTACCGGCACCATCGTCCAGACGCTGGTGCGCACCGCACAGGCAGCTTCCGGCACGGTGACGGCAGCACCGGCCATCACCGGAACCGCCGCCCAGACCCTGTCTGTGGCCCAACAATCGGCCACTGGCACGGTAGCTCCCGCGATTACCGGGACGATCGTCCAGACTCTGGCCCCGGTCCTGCAAGCGGCATCCGGCTCGGTTGCGACAGCCGGGGCCATCATCGGGCAGATCGCCCAGACGCTGACCCGGACGGCGCAAGCCGCGAGCGGCACGGTGACGGCGGCGCCAGCCATTACCGGCAGCAGTGCCCAGACTCTCCAGCGGGCGCAGCAGGACGCCACAGGGCTTGTCGCGGCGGCGGGCACCTTCGTCGGCACCATCGCCCAGACGGCGTCCAGCGCCACCCAGGCGGCTTCCGGCACGGTGTCGGGCGGCATCCAGCCCCCGGACACCCGGCCGATCGGCGGTTTTGCCGGGTGGAGCGAGGAAGCCGAGAAGGCGCGCAGGAAGTACCAGCGTCTCAGGCGCAAGGCCGAGATCGAGCTCCGCGAGATGCTCGAGGCGCAGATGCGCGGCGAGGAATGGCCGCCGGCCCCGGTCGAACAGGTGCTGGAAGCGCTTGCCGAAGCCGCGGCGGCACCGGATCTGCCGTTCATGCCCGACCTTGGGGATTTACGGTCACAACTGGCACTGTTAGAAGATGCATTGCGCCAGGGGCTGGCCGAGCATGAGCTCGCGCAGCGGATCGCGGCGCAGAGGCTGATGGAGGAGATGGCGATCGTATCGCTATTGGCATGAAAATGAGTTCAACCATCGTTAATACCCTGATTGATTTTGGCCTTGAGGACGACCAGGCGGATATTCTGGCGGCGGATTTCGCCAGGATGCACGACGAAGCCAGGGCCGAGATGAGTAACCTGTCGCGCCAGATCGATGCCCTGATGGCAGAGTTCAGTGCCCTCGAGGAGCGGGCCAAGCGGATGGAAGCGGCCCTCGCTCCGGAAACGCATCCGAGTGTCGTGCCCCTGCATGGGGTCGGCAAGTAAACGGCAAGGGGGCGGCTGTGGCCGTCCCCTCAACCCAAAGGATCAGGATCAATGCGGAAAGCGCTTCTCCTTGCCGGTATCGCCTCTATGGCGCTGACCTCATCGGCCCTGGCGGTCAAGCCGCCGCCGAGCAATTTCACCGCAACTGCGAAGTCACAGACGGAGATAGAACTGACATGGGACGAGAGTGCGGGGGCGACACTGTACCGGCCGGAGTTTGCGACGAGCGCATCTGGCCCGTGGACGGGACGGAATGTGCAGCCGCCGCTGACCGATCACACATTCAGCGATTTGCAGCCATGTACCGATTATTTCTTTCGCATCCAGAGCAATCCAAGCCCGACCCCGTGGACGCCGACGATTACGGCCAGGACCGACTGCCAGCAGCAGGGCAATAAACCGCCGGTCATTGTCGATCAGACGTTTACGGCGCGGGCCGGCGAGACCCTTAACGGCCAGGTCGTCGCCTCCGATCCGGATGGCGACACGCTCACCTACACCTGGGACATGCCCGACAGCCTGGAAGCCAGCCCCAACGGCTCGTTCCGTTGGAGCTCTAATCGCCAAGGCACGGTGACGGTCACCGATCCGGGCGCCCTCTCGGCCACGGCGCGTGTCACCATGAATGTTGAGGACAGCGGCGAGATTCCGCCCGATCCGCCCGATCCGCCGGATCCGCCGGACCCTGAGGGCGTGGTGGCGTTTCCAGGGGCGACCGGATTCGGGATGCATTCGCGCGGTGGCCGCGGTGGCGTCACCTGTCAGGTCACGAACCTCCACGACAGCGGGCCAGGCTCGCTACGCGCCTGCGCCGAGATGGCGGGGCCGAGGAATGTGGTGTTCACGGTCGCCGGTTATCTCGAGTGCGGTTCGCAGCCGATCGAGATCATCGAGCCCTATATCTCGATCTGGGGACAGACGGCGCCAGGCCAGGGCATCACGCTAAGGAATTGCGGCTCAGGCCGGTTGACGGCGCCTCTCAAGGTCGAGACGCACGACGTGACGATCCAGCACATCCGCCTGCGTCCTGGCGATCCGCCGCACAATGTGGCGTCGAATGGCGATGGCGCGATTACCGGCGGCATCGACATCAAGAAGATCCCGTCAGGCGCCATCTACAATGTCGTCTTCGACCATGTGAGCTCGTCATGGTCTACCGACGAGGGCATCGATGTCTCGCCGATCATCGGGCTGCCGGAAGGAACGGCATCGCCAGTTGATCGCGTGACCATCAGCAATTCAATGATCTACGAGGGCCTGCGCAACCATAGCAAAGGCCCGAACGAGCGCTCGGCCGGCGTGTCGATGGTCGGCAACTACATTGCCTCGAACACCATCCGCTGCCCGAACTCGGTCGGCGGCGCCATAACGCCAGGCGGCATCCGCGATGGCGGCGGCATCTCAGGTGAGTATGAGTTCCGCAATAATCTCACATACAACTGCTCGGAAGCCTGGTTTGACCAATGGGATGGCCGCGGCGAGCAATGGGCGAACATCGTCGGAAATGTCTGGAAATTCGGCCCGAAGAGCAAGAAAAGATTGAACAATAACGTTCCGCACGACATCTTCCCGGTCGACTCATGGTTTTTCGACTCGCGCACTATGATGAGCGGCACCTGCGAGCAGAACCATGGTGTCCCCGGCGTCACCTGCTCGACGCTGGCCGATCCCCTGCATATCTGCATCATGGACAACATCATGAAAGGCTTCCCCGATCCGATGCTGGGCGGGCCGCCGATCAACCAGGTCCAGAATCCCAATGACGCGCATCTGGTCGAATCGACCGACTGCTACAACCATCCGATGGTCGATGATCCCGCGGTCAACGGGACGCTGCTGACGCCGCTGATCGGTATGACCGGCCCGGCGATGCCGGCATCCGAGGTCGAGGCCTATGTGCTGGCCAATGCCGGCGCCTTCCCCCGTCACCGCGACAGCGCCGACGCCCAGATCGTCGCTGACTATAAGGCGGGGACGGGGGATGTTCCGCAGTGCTCGACGAGCTCGACCGCCACCGAGTGCAATCCGCTGCCGTGGCCGACGCTGGAGGCCGGCACGCCCTATCCGGATGCCGACGGCGATGGCATGTCGGACGCCTGGGAAGCGGCGCACGGCGGCGATCCGAACGCCATCGATGCCAGCGGCTATACCAATCTCGAGCTCTTCATTGCCAGCCTGAAACCATAGGGGAGCGCCATGAGCCAGCAGGGCGTGAGATTAGCGGTGCTGAATTCCGGAACGTCGGAGCGCTTCGACCATAATGGTTCTTGGATCTATCGCAGCATGGCGGTCGGCATCACGCAGGGCGATTTCAATGGAAGAATGCTGGCGTGGATTAATCTGAGATACGGCCAGAATTACACGGATCTGCCGGGGGCCATGGCCTACATGGCCTCCGTTAACGGAGCGACGAACTTCTCCTCGATGGGGACATTCGTCCTGACATGACAGTCGCGAAACGGTTTGAAGCTCAGTATATGCCCGAGCCGATGAGCGGGTGCTGGCTATGGATAGGAGCCGTTGTCGGTTCCGGTTACGGTGATTTGAAACTCGGTCGCCGTGAGGATGGACGGATATCAGCGCATCGATTTTCCTATGAGCTCCATCACGGATCGATCCCCAAAGGACTATGTGTTCTGCACAGGTGCGACACCAAAATTTGCGTTAATCCCGACCATCTTTTTCTCGGCACGAGGAATGACAATAACCAGGATATGATCCGCAAAGGTCGGGCGCGAACGCGGGCCAAGCTAACCAAAACACAGGTGGCTGAAATTCGGGCGCTCTTGGTGGCAGGGGAATCACTCAGAAAAATAGGCCGACGGTTCGGCCTGAGCACTTGGCCGGTCATCCAGATTCGCGATGGGAAGACCTACCGATGATTATCATGCGCATTAGGCACGGTTCGCGCGGCGATCCGGGAGCAAAGAGCGAGTTGCTCCCTACTCCGCAGGTCATCCGGGATCACCTTGACGATATCGTCTCCCCCCTCGACGGCACGCCGCAGACGAGCAAACGCGCCTATTACCAGTCGCTACGGAAGGCGGGATGCGAGGTCAACCCTGAAGCAACGATCCGGGATCAAAACCGGCCCGAATACAGTACTGGTGAACTCAAGGCCGAGATCGCCCGAGCCCTGCGGGATTTAAAAGGACAATAATTCGATGGCCATTGACGACAAGGACACCGGCAGTTTGCCGGACGATAGCCTGCGTGCCGATCTTGAAGCCGCATTTGACGCCGACCAGGGAGCGGACCTCACGCCTGCTCCGGCGGCGCCCGAGCAGCCGCCAGCTCCAACTGGCGATCATCCCCGTGATGAATTCGGCCGTTTTCTCCCCAAGGAC